TTTACCCGAAGGTCTTGGGTCAATTTACTATTATGTGAACCATGGTACAACTTCCGATTCTGACTTTGTTGGTCCCATACCCTCATCAGACAGCGCGGCATACTTATCAATCAATGACAACAGTGGTGCGTTTTCTCTTGTAACAAAAATAGACGATCGTGAAACCGAAGGTCCTGAACAGTTTCAGGTTGTATTACGAGATCCTGGCGGTAGAATCCAAAATTCTTCTACAATAACAATTAATGATGTTGTGTCTGTCTATAGTCTGGTGCCTAGTTCATCTTTAGTTAGTGAAGGAACATCAGTATTATTTACAGCAACAGGGACAAATGTTCCTACTGACGGTACTACACTGTATTACTATGTTGAACACATCACTACAGACAGTAACGACTTCTCTGTTGCTCCTCCAGATTCGGCCGCCCCGTTACCTTTTCCAATTGTCGATAATGTCGGTTCTTTTTCTTTAACGCCTGTTGCCGACGGGGACTTATCCGATTCCGGTGAACAGTTTAAAGTAATAATACAAACCTTCGACGGTATTGACAAAGACTCGGCCGTCGTGACGGTTGCTAACACAGCACCTGTTTTCAGTGTGGCAGCGATCGGAACGATTGTAGAAGGTAATAACCTTACAGCATCAATTACTGCTGACACAAATGCTATTGGTGATACTTTAAGTTGGAGTATAACAGGTTCAGCAGCTAGCGACGGGAGATTGTCATCTACTGGATCTACTGTTCTGACTTCGACCAGTCAAGATGTTGTGGTCGCAGTCTCGTCTAACGATGCTTATGTCGGACCAGTAAACGGTACTTTCTCAATCACAAACGCTAATTACAATCCTGACCTTACTACAACAAGTGCGTTTGTGATTACAGATGAACCTGTTTCCGCCTCGATTGTAATGAATCCATCAACTGGGCAAGAGGGTGGTTCTGCCACATTCGACTTAACAGGTCGAAATATTCAAGATGGTACATACTATTTTTATATTGAAAATATTACCACCGAGAACGCAGATTTTACTGTAACGCCTCCCGGAGACGCTTCGCGAGAACCCGTCACTGTAACGAATAATTCTGGAACGACTCAGTCAGTTACCTTTTCTAGTAACGGCAGTACTGCCGATCAAAGTTTTTCTGCATTTATGTACGATCAAGCAACAGGCGGCAATTTGGTTGCGTCTGAAACTTTCACTATTGTAGCGCTTGGATATAATATTTATGAGTCAGTCACTTCAGTCAATGAAGGTGGTTCTGTCACATTTACATTTGAGGTTACGGGGGGCTCTGATGGGACATATTATTACTGGATTGATCCTAACACAGGAATAACATCAACCGACTTCTTATCTGGATGGTCCGGCGACAGGCAACTCGGCGACAGAGTTGCGTTTGTTGTATCGGGAACCACGGGATCGTTCACCGTTTATCTAACACCAGATAGAACTTTTGAAGGCACCGAATCATTTACAGTAAAAGTGTCATCAGGAACAAGCACAGGTGCTGTCATCGAATCTAATACGATTACTGTCACCGACACTTCTGCTCAAGATTATACGATGTCAATTCCTACGATTACTGAGGGTTCAGATTTAATTGTTAACGTCAGTGCAAACGCAGGATCATCCGAAGTATTATATTTCGAAATCTCTGGAACTGCGGCATCCAAGTTTAGTTCAACACAGTATACACATAGTTTTTACACTGCGGGCGCACCACGAGACCTCGCAGGGCTGTCACCGTTCTCTGTAAACTTAGGAACATCGTCGACAACCACAACTTACGAAGGCAACCCAACAGGGACTGTCACTCTATCAAGGGGTGGGTATGTCGGTGGTGGCGGCACTCTAATTACATCAACGACCTTTATTGTCCAAGACGTTACATCCACATTTACTTTAACGGCAGACACGACGACACCAAACGAAGGCGGCACGATCAACTTCACTGTTGGTGGTACGAACATCGCTAACGGAACATATTATCGTCGTATCACCGATATTATTGCAGCGGCAACAACGCAGACCATACCATCGGGTGTTTCTATTCTTCAGTTAGCGGATACTTCTGGTATTACTATAGGCATGGAAACAAACACAGGTGCTGTCACAGGAACAGTAACCTTCGTTGATGCGACTACTGTCACGATGAGCAATGGAGTATCAAGTGCGGTTTCTAGTGGGGCAACTTTACAGTTTGCTAACCCGAGTGTGTTTGAAGATTTCTCAAGTGGGTCTTCAGGTACTGTAAATGTAACATCGAATGCTGGAGCATTCGCTCTTGTTACTGCGACTGATACTGATACTATTAATGATGTATATACGATGGGTCTATATACTTCAGAATCGTCAAATACTCCTGTTGCTAGTGTAGGGTTTACTACAACAGAGCTTACCTTAGATAGTCAAGCAGTTACTGTTGGAAGTAGAACAGTAAATAATCAAGGCGGTTACGGGTACGGACCTAGTCAAAGTTTTTATGAAGGCTTTTTCACAATCGGTGACGGAACGGGGCGTGCCGTTGACGGCACGCCATATAACTTCACCAGCTTTGGATTACCGTCCAACGATGACACTCGTTATGGATCTATCTCTGATGGAACAAGTAATCTTTATAGTGGCCGGGCCATTGAGCAACTGTTTTATACTTGGAATAATCTTTATTCGACAGCGTTTCTCAACCTCACGATTGCTGGCAACCCGGCAAATAGTGGCTGGACTACTTTAACTGTAAATGGGACAGCATACCTGAGAGCAGACGCGGCCTTTTCGACCGATATCCACGGCCGTGCTCACTGGTTTTGGGGCACCAACGACGGCGACGACGACATGGCGCCGGCTTTAAGGTTGGCATTGCGAGCAGCGGCCAATCCTTTTCCTGGTACGAATGGGGTAGCAACTTGCGTGTTTACGTAACAAATAAGAGAGAATAAACTAATACTATGAAAAAAGATGATCCTAATATCAGGTCTGACTATGACTACTCTCGTTCAACTTATTATGAATTAATTGATAAGGGAAAAGAATCTCTTGAACTTATGATTGAGGTAGCCCGAGAATCAGAACACCCACGCGCATTCGAAGTTCTTTCGGGCATGATTAAGAATATATCTGATGTTAACGATAAGTTAATGGAACTTAATAAGAAAACAAAAGATATTACTCAAGAGAAGGATGAACCGAAAGCAATCACCAATAATAATGTATTCATTGGTAGCACGACTGACTTACAGCGACTACTGAAAAAAAGCGAAGACGAACAAAGGGTAATTGATGTTAGCGCAACGGATGAATGATCATGAACACTATCTCGGTAATATTAATGTAAAAAGAGACGGGGTTCAACAGCAATGGGTTGAACACGAAGTGGTTGAATATGCTAAGTGTATGTCTGACCCATCTTACTTTGCTAGGAAATATGTTAAGATTATATCACTTGATGAGGGTCTTGTCAACTTTGATCTTTATCCTTACCAAGAACAAATGTTCAATCATTTTAATGATAATCGATTCTCTATTGTTCTTGCGTGTCGCCAGTCTGGTAAATCTATCTCGTCTGTTGTATATCTACTGTGGTATGCGATATTTCACCCCGAGAAAACGATTGCTGTACTCGCAAACAAAGGCGCGACGGCACGAGAAATGTTACAACGAGTAACACTCGCGCTCGAACATCTGCCTTTCTTTTTACAACCTGGGTGTCGTGCCCTTAACAAAGGTAGTATTGAATTCTCTAATAATTCTAGAATTGTTGCGGCAGCAACTTCTGGTAGTTCTATTCGTGGTATGTCTGTCAACTTACTTTTTCTTGACGAGTTTGCTTTTGTTGAAAGAGCAAGTGAGTTCTATACTTCGACGTATCCAGTAATTTCTTCTGGTAGAGACACCAAAGTTATTATAACATCTACCGCCAACGGTATTGGTAATACTTTTCATAAGATTTGGGAAGGGGCTGTTCAACAAACAAACGAGTACAAACCTTATACGGTAAACTGGTGGGATGTCCCTGGGCGAGACGAAGAGTGGAAACGCCAAACAGTATCGAACACTTCTCAACTTCAGTTCGACCAAGAATTCGGTAACACCTTTTTTGGGACAGGTGATACACTGATCAATTCTGACACTCTGTTAGATCTACGATCGAAACCACCCATCCAAGTACTTGAAGGCGGTGACGTAAAGGTCTACGAAGAGACCAAAAAAGATCACGAATATCTTATGACTGTCGATGTAGCAAGGGGAAGAGGACAGGATTATTCGACGTTTAACGTCATCGATATAACTGTGCGACCCTTTAAACAAGTGGCTGTGTATCGAAACAATACTATTTCTCCAATACTCTTCCCTGATATTATATATAAATTCGCAAAAGTCTACAACAACGCGTATGTCATTATCGAGTCGAACGATCAAGGCAGTATTGTGTGTAGAGGTTTATACTATGATTTAGAGTATGAGAATGTCCATGTAGAATCTGCTATAAAATCAAACGCTGTGGGCATTGAGATGACACGTAAATCAAAGCGTTTAGGCTGTTCGGGTATTAAAGATCTGCTCGAAGAAAGGAAACTCGATATTTGTGATGAAAACACAATACTTGAGATATCTACCTTTGTTTCGAAAGGACAATCATACGAAGCGAGTGATGGTAACCATGATGACTTGATGATGAATCTTGTTATGTTAGGTTACTTTGTTTCTACACAAATGTTTTCTGATATGACTGATATTAATTTAAAACAAATGATGTTTGAGAATCAAATGCGAGAAATTGAAGATGCGATTGTTCCGTTTGGATTTGTTGACGATGGTAGTGATGCGATAAGAGAAATAGAAGAACAAGATAAGATGAAGTATGCCCCGTGGCAAATTTACAATGAAACGAATGAGATGTACTGAGTTTATTTTATTTATAAATAAATACAGTGAAATCAACCGTATTATGTTTTCTTATCATATGTTAACGAAAAAAAGGACACGACCATGGCACTAATACCATCTGAGTCTCCCAACATTCTCGTAAAAGAATTTGATCTGTCTGGTGTTGTACCAGCGGTCACTTCCACTACGGGAGCGTTAGTAGGAGATTTCAATTGGGGACCAGTGGAGCAACCGATTCTTATAGGCAACGAAGCGCAATTAGTTTCTACCTTTGGATCGCCCTCCCTCGACTCTGCGGCTGATGAAACAGATTTTCTATCAGCATCAATGTTTTTAAAATATTCAGGAAGCGCTTATGTAACTCGTGCTGCTGATTCTTCTGCTAGAAATGCTGTTGCGGCAAGTACTGGAGTTCTAGTTAAAAACTTAGTGAACTGGGAAGAAAGTAAGTTATCTCTTGCCA